TTAACGAATCAGTTGTTAAACAATATCTTTTAATTTTGTGAAAAGAGTTGAACTAATTCTATTCCAAAATCCTTTGCTAATGCGTGTGGGTCGTAATTTTCTGCAGATGAGTATGTAACTTTGTATACAACTTTTTTTATTCCATATGCTGCCAAAGATTTCAAACAATTATTACAAGGAGTATGCGTTACAGCTGCCATATAACATTCGCTTGACTTAATCATTCTTAGTGCATTAATTTCTGCGTGCACTACTCGCTTGTGTTTTTCTTCTCTGTTCTCCCAATCAATTTCAATCCCAGAAGGAGCTCCGTTATACCCCAAGCTTGCTACAGTGTGATCGTGTCTCAGCAAGCAACAACCAACTTTTGTTCTAGGATCTTCAGATCTTTCGGAAGCAACGCTTGCAATTTTTAACGCATATTCTTCCCATGAAATTCTATTATTCTTCATAATCATCAGGATATTTGATGGTTATATCGTAATTAAATCGGTCTTGCATTAAGGTCTTAAGTGAAGAATTAAATTTAGCTTCGTATTCAATTTGATTTTCGTCTGGAACAGATCTCATTACTGTTTCAAATAAAGCTGTTACTAACCCAGCCAAAGATGATGGACATATGGTAAACTCGTCAAGAACCTTTACTGCAGGGTCTTGATCAAACAAACCTAATTCAAAAAGAGCCTTGTAATCATCAAAAGAAAAATTAGACATTATCAAAGTTTTCTACAATACCAATTGTCTCTCCTTTATTTAAGCGATACCCACAACTAAGTAAAAAATTCTCAAAAGCTGTAGTGCATTCATGTATGCTCGATTCCCCGTCAATTACATATGTTATTTTTGTTGGAGGAACAGAAAAACAATCACTACTTAGTCCTTCGTGTTCATACACAAACTTAATGCTGGTTTTAGATTTTTTATATAGCATACTTAAAGCATACATTCATTTTTTATCTAAACAACAAAAAAAACTTGAATTGCATCTATTTAAATTAAAAATTTTCTTCCCAACAAAATACAACATTATTATGCTTTTCCAATGCTTTTGTCAGATTATGGCTAACTAACTTTTGCCAAATACGAAATTTATTAGCAAGACCGCCACCAAGCTGTGAAATATAAAAATTTTTTTCTGGACGTTGTTCAATAAACGTTTTGAGTTTTTGTAGTTCTTCGAAAAATACTGGACTATATTCTTCTGGCTTATAAAAAGATTCATCTTTATTATCTGGGAATTTTTTAGTAATAAACCCAATTGAACGAGGATGGTCTCTCAACTTTGCTGCACCGCCATAACCCCATCTTTCTAGATTGTCTCCAAATACAAAATAAGCATTTGAATTAAGGTCTAAAAATTCTTTAGTTATTTCTATGTTTTTGTATACAGCCATTGTTATATTATATACACAAAACTTAAAACTTCTACATTAGTTAATTATTTTAACGTCAGTAGATATTTTAATTGATTAAGTTCTTGGAGGATGGAATCTCTAATATTAAGACAATCTGTATCTTTTTCGGGGTCAATTTGTTTGCTAAACTCTATAGAAAGATAATCTGTTACTTCAATAAGAACACTATCAATGTTCAAATCGTTTATGTTGACTAATTCAATTGAAGCGGGAGATGAATAAAAAATTCTACCGTACTTGCCTTGATGTACTTCAACTAAACCATCCAATAAGTCTCCTAAATTTTTATAAACCTTACCAAACGCTTCATGTTGAGCAAAACTTTCTGTTTGCCAATGATTAATTCTTAGTTGATTTTGAAGTTTGATTAAATTTAATATTATTTTTTCCATGTGTTAGAAGTAATGTATTTTACCTTCTTGATCCCCATGGATTACCTGGAGCGACTTGAATTCCTGCTCCACCAAATTGACTTGGTCCAAGACGCGGTTGTATAATTCTTGCACCAGCATATGAGTACCAATATTGATACGCGATTGTGGTTGTTACGGTTTGTACTGTTCCAGTGTCTTTAATATCATAGCCTGCATCAGCAATAGACTGAATATAAGCTCCAACAAGGACATATGTGCGAACCACGCGTGGCGCTACTTTTTGTACGTTATCTCCGCCTTTATCGAGCAATTCTAAAACTAATAGCGAACCCGGAGAAGGAGTGTTATAGTCTCCAGTAGATGTATTTTCATTGAAAGAAGCAAAGGTTGCTGCTTCTAGAGCTGCGCGAATATCATAATTTTGATCGCAACGAAATACTACAGAATATCCAGCAGAACCTGGGTATTTTACAGTACCTGGAATGTTAAAATCCAAACCCATATAAGTAACAGGAACGTTTGTGATTGTTCTTCCAGGAAGAGTTGCAGTTTCTACATACACTAAATGGTTGTCATTGAAATTTATATTACCAAATTGAGAAACACGAAATTGGAATACTCTTGCGAAATCTCTTTGGGCTGCTTGATTGTAGAATTTTTGAATTGACATAATATTATTTATTAGATATTTGTTAAATTAGTTCTTGGAAGTTTTGACCGGTACGTGTAGCAATAAAGTTTACTAGGATAAATTCTGCAGTACGTACTGGTTTTAAATAAATATCCACTATCATTTCGTTGTTATCGATTGTTTCTTGTGTGTTATTTCTTTCGTCGACCACAATCAAGTAATCGTATACGCCCTCAGTGTTTTTAGCAAAATCAAAAACAGGAGTTATTGTGTTTTTAACTCTCAAACGTGTAAATTCAGTGTTCGGCTCAAATACAAAATATTTAAGAGTCTTACGGACTGCTCTCTCCAATGTTAAAAACAACCTGCGTACGTTAATGCGATCAAATGCTGTTGGTTTGTTTTGAAGAGTTTTTTGGCCAAATATTGAGAATCCATCTCCGCTGAACAAAACAACTGGATTGCTTGCAATTTCATAAAGTCTATCACGTTGTTTTGAATTTGGATTAAATGCAATGTCAATAACATTTGTAAACGTTCCTCTATTTAAGCCTGCGGGTGCAGACCATGTGTTTGACGAAGCATCGCTTCGAGCAAATACTGCTGCTGCGTATCCTGAAAACGGAAGCCATACGTTTCTGGTAGTAAATAAATCAGTGTTTTTAACCCAATTTGCATACGTTGCAGCATAATTGGTTTCAATTCCGTCAAGGCATGTTTTAATGGAATTGTAAATATTGGCAGTAAACGTTTTACCGTCAACGTTAATTACTTTTGTGTCTTTACCGCTAATAAAAATTGAGCGAGGAAGATCGATAATAGTAAAACAATCTTGACGAGTGTTTTCTGAAAAATTTATTAAAACATTAACAACACTTCTCCAGTCATCAACTAAACTACCGTCCAAATCAAAATTAACGCTGCTAACCGAATCAATATAAGTTGCATCGTTAAATGATCCTTCTGCTGAAGAAAAGGTTTGTTTTGTTGTTGAGTAAATGGTCGAGAGTCCAGCGTCAACTAAAACATCAACTGTTGTATCTTCAATATTTTCAAGAGTGCGAAGAACTTTGTCCAGCTTACCTGGCACGCTGCCGATTACTTTAGTAGTATCTACTGCTTGTGTGTCTGGAGTATAAACACCAATAGGATACAAAGATTTGGCTGCCTCTTGCACTATAATTCTAGTTGTAGGGACAGTTGAATTAACAGTCCAGTTAAAGAATTGCGAAATAGATGGATTAATAAATGCTTTAATTGTGGGAGAGCCATTATTAATAGCATCTTCGATAAATGCATTAGAAAGAATGCCGCCATTTGGGCTGACTTGTTTTCTATTATAATTAAACGAACCAAGATATCGTTCATAAGACGCTAAAGTAAGAAGTGTTGCGTCTGTAGTAGATTTGCGAATTTTGAATACACCTAATGAGAGATGATCTTGATAAGAATCAGTTTCAAAACCAATAAATCCTACTTTTTCGAGACTTTCTGAAACTGAGAAAAGACCATTATCGGACTCTGTTTTAGTTGCAGACAACGCAAAATCCAAACGAGTTGAGGAAAGTATTGCGAAGCTACCGTTTTCTGCAGAAAGAGTTGCAGCTAATTTAATTGAATCAAAATTTGGAGAATCTGTAGAAACTGACAAGTTGTCAACAAAACCAACATAATATCCTTCTGCCCCTTCATTAATAACTGTTTGAAGATCATTTAAAATAAAAAATCCAGCAGTAATTTCTCCCGCTGACAAGTCAACATTTATGCTACTTGTTCCCGTCCAATCGAAATTTCCTTGAATTAATTGATCGTATTCTGTTTGACTTAATGGATAATGCGTCGGAGCTCCAATTTTCCATGCACTTACTGCATTGGATGCTGTTCCTGCAGAA